ATAAGTGGAGATCGCACTATAGCATTGTAAAAGGATAAAGAACATGGCAAGAGACATAACCCAACTTGGATCATTCTATTCTCAGCTAACGGCTTGCCCTGCAATCACAACGACTCAGACAGGGCCATGGATCGATTTGGCAGGTTTTGACGGGGGGGCGATACATATCGAATGCGGTACGTACACGAGTGGAACGCTCACTCCAGTCATTCAGGATAGTGACGATGCTTCTACTCCTACCACCGCTGCCAATGCTGATTTAATCGCATGGAGCGCAACAAGTGCAACTGATCATACTCCTGTGCATGTTGGCAACGCACAACCAACGGCCATCACAACTGCTGGAACGGCTATCAACTGGACAGTTGGCTATATCGGTGCTAAACGGTATATCCGGCTTGTATCCACTTCTTCTTCAGCAAGTGTGCTGTTTGACGCATTTGGTTTCACAGGCCGTGCTCGTATCGCACCAAGTCGGGTCTAGGAGCTGCAACTAATGCCAAGCTCGTATATTGTCACAGTGCCACCAAGCGTAGAGCCAATTACGCTTACAGAGGCAAAACAGCATTTACGTGTCGATTTTGACGATGAAGATTTTACCATCGCGAATATCATCACGCGAGCCAGATCTTATGCTGAGACAATTACGAGCAGAGCATTAGCGACCCAGACTATCCAGCAGGTATTCACACTATCAAGACCACGCGGAGGTGCTGTATCAGGGCCGATGGAAGAGGGCCCTAATTGGTACGTCTATCAACAACAATTAGGCGCTAATCCTTTTGGCCCTGCTATGTTCTACTTCGACTTAGCAGCACCTCCTGCTCAATCATTGACCACTGTTGAATACAGAATTACTATCTTTGATGCATATGCACCATTCACAGGTGTGTACCAGCTAGATAACAATTACGAGCCAGCACGCCTGTACTTTCAAGATCCACCAACTGCTAATGAATGGCGCTTTACATTTGTAGCTGGATATTCAGCATCATACCAAATTACGCCTGTTTTAAAACAGCCTATCTTAGAACTTATAGCCTACTTCTATCAGTATCGTGAGTCTGCTGGTAATCCTGCTCAATTCCAGGAAATCCAGAATAAGTTGCTCGCAAAGAGAGTGGATTGGATATGATATGTCAGGAGTAGATGTACTAAGTGGAGCTGATGTAACAGTAGGCTCAGGACCATATAACAAGCCTATCATTATACAAAGCAGCGTTGTCACCATTGATGCCACAGGAAGCAGTATAAAAGCTTGGACAAATTATATCAAGACTATGGCACACATTGAGCCATGGAAAGGCTTTCCAGTATCCATAGCGCACCAGATCCATTACACGAAGTTGTCCAAGATATTGATACGATACCGACCGTCACAGAGCATTGATGCATCAATGAGAATATTGTATAAAACTCGCATTTACACCATACACAATGTTATGGTGCCAGCAGAGGCTCAGACAACCATAGAGATCATCGCAGAGGAACTTCTGCAATCACAAGGAACGCTTTAGTATATAAGGAGTAACCAATGACATATCCGGTACCTCCATCCAATCCAGCGGGAAACATAAATATTGCTGACTCAGTAAACTTCACACAAGAGATGAAGGTTAATGCAGATGGATCACTGAATACATCCTGTACACCAGCGATCGTGCAGAAAACAAATAATGTAAGCACAGGATCAGTCGCGACACTAGCAAAAGCTTTTGCTGCAAACAATACAGCAGGTAACTCTATCATTGTTGCGTGCGGCGTTGGCAATGGTACCGCACCAACGGTAGCAGACTCAGCAGGTAATACGTACACTCAGGCAGTGATAGAGCCACTTAGCACTACATTTGAAGTTGCTATATTCTACGCCGTAAATATTGTAGCAGGGGCAAATATTGTTACTGTCACAAATGCTGGTACAACGGCTTCCATGGGCATGGAGATTTATGAAGTCAGCGGCTTGCTTGCTCAAGTGATTGGCCAGCCTGAGCAGTCATCGATAGGCACTGCCACTGGCACAACGGCTTCCACATCAGCCATTGCTTCCTCTTCTCCTAATGCCTTAGCATTCCTAAGTGTCGGCGTCGGAACTACAGCAGAGGCCGTGACCGCTGTAACAGGCACAAGCTGGGCTGTCGATGCATCATTAAACACAGTGACTCCAGCAGGATTGTTCTCCTTCGCTTCATTATCCCAGTTTGTTGCAGGTTGTGCTCCAATTATACCGCAGGCAACAATCGCAGCATCTAAGCCATGGGTGGCAGCAGCAGCAATTTTTAAGCCAATCACTATAGGAGTACAGGGCACTGTTACCATCGGTGGATACAACTACACGCATATGACCACTGCAACCACGACACAGATAAAAACAGGCTCAGGGATATTACATTCCATCGTGGTTAACAAGCCGATAGCAGGGATACTTGAGTTTGATGACGCACTATCGAATACTGCTCCTGTAATAGGGATAATGACTATTGGCACGGTCACGAATATGGCCCCATTCACGGTAGTGTATGATGTTGCATTTGCAACCGGCTTGAGTATTACAACAGGACAGGCAACAGATCTCACAATAGTATGGAAGTAGCTATCTAGCATATATAGAGGTGATCTATGGCATCAACAGAATTGATTGTGCAAGTCAGTTTTGAGCTTCTAGACAAGAGTCCAGAGTTGCAAGATCTGCTCAGAAAACTCATTAGAGAGGAACTGATGCATCTTGATCCTGCTGTTGCCAATTCGATGCTCACTCAATTGACGGCACGGCTTGGAAGATCGATACAAGCGCAAGGAGCTTGGAGAAGCTACGAGGTCAAGGCAAATGAGCAACAACTTTAACAATTGGAAAGCCATAGCAGACGCACTCGCTCCTGCATGCAAAGATGCCGTTTCTAGTGTGGCAAAAGCTGGCAAGGGACACGTGCAAGATCACATTAAAGCCAACAATCAGGTGATAACAGGGAACATGCTTAACAGCGTATATGCCAGCACGCCGAATGGTAGCGACTATGCAGGCGGTGAGAAGGCATTACCAGAGGAAAAATCATCAGGGGATAATGAGGCTATTATTGGTGTTGCAATGAGCTACAGTATATTTCCTAACTATGGAGCTGTACATCAGGCAGGCCATGCATTTTTTGAGCCTGGTATAGATGAAACACAAGTTGATCTAGATAATGCAATGAGTGATATTGCTAAGAAACTTGAGGATGCTGGTAAATGACTGCTGTCCATGAAACCGCAAGTGGTATCCAATTCCTGATCGGGCTGCTCTCATCGGATTCAACATTGATGAGTCTTAGTCCAGGCGGCGTATGTCGAGCGTTCGCGCTTGTGCAAGCGCCCTTGCCTGTAACAATCGTTGCCTTTCAATCAGGAATTGATACTCTAACGGCTAATGGTAGAAGACTACTCGTAAGAGCGCTTTATCAGGTTAAAGCAAGCGGTTCTATGACCAGCGCGCCTGCTGTGTTTGCTCTTGCATCTCAGATTGATGTGGTGCTCGGAGGTGATCAAGGATTACGGAATATCGCAGTAGCGGGATCTTTCATATTGAGTGTTTTTAGAGAAAGCTCAATACAATATGATGAAGATGCATCAGGGATACAATACACACATCTTGGCGGTTTGTATCGCGTTATTTCGCAGCAAATGTAGTACCTTGTAGTTAAAAGTTCTTTTCGTATCTCATGCCTAGCACCTTTGGATAGATGTTAAGCTTGAGGTGATGGAGATACATTAAATGACGTTTAACCCCGAGCGGAGTTCGATTAACCAGACGCTCCAAATGGGCATTGAGTCCACTCCTGGTACAGCAGTCGCTGCTAACCGCCGTATCGATTGCTACACCATGGCATTTACCATAAAGCCTGCACTGAAAACAACATCTGGTACAGGCCGCAAATATCCATCAGTGCAGCAGCTAAACAGTGAATACATTGATGGTACTTATACTGGTTCTATGGACTTCAATGGCATTCTCTATGCACTAGCAGGAGCATCGGGTATTGTTACTCCAGTAGCACACGGAGCAAGCTCAGTTGCCAAGGACTGGATTTATGACTTCATCTTGAGTGGATCAAGACAGCCACAGACGTACAGTATAGAACAAGGTGAAACGGCAACACGAGCACAGAAATTCGCATATGGTCTCATCACGAAGCTTGGGTACAAGATTACACGACAGGATGCCTCAATATCCGGTAATATCATGGCTCAGCAGGTAACCGATGGTATTACGATGACGTCGAGTCCTACTGTTGTCGCATTGTCTCCAATGACAGGACAGCAAACCAACTTGTATCTAGACTCTACCTCTGCTGGCCTTGGTGTCACACAGCTTCTCAAGTTCTTGTCGGTAGACTTCAACATCGACAACCTCTATGGCCCATTCTGGCCTCTCAATAGAGCAAACGCTAGTTTTGCAGCTCATGTCGATCTTAACCCTAATAGTAGCGTCAAGATCTTGACCGAGGCGGATTCAACTGGAATGGCGTTGCTCAGCAACATGCGCACAGGCTCGACGCAATATCTACGTGTGCAGGTGGTCGGTAGCTTGATCGACAATAACCAGACAGTCTCCCTTAGCTCACCATCGGCTGGTACCTTTACGTTGACCTATAAAGGCCAGACAACCACAGCTCTTGCATTTAATGCAACAGGTGCTACTGTTCAAACAGCCTTCCTTCTTCTGTCAACAGTTGGTGCTGGCAATGCAACAGTAACAGGTGGTGCTGGTGGCCCGTACATAATCACCTTCCTCCTAGCGCTTGCAACTGATGTTACGGCAGTAACTGGTAATGGTGGAAGTCTTACAGGCGGCACATTCTTAATCACGCAAACACAGATCTATAACACATTCCAGCATGACATGGCTATCAAGGTAGGCGCACCAAGTGCATGGCAAGACAGTGCAGGCGTCTACGCTATTGAATGGACTTGTGACATCTTTGAGGATTCAGTGTGGGGCCATGCGCACCAAGCAACAGTAACAAATC